GGACCACAGGCAAGAACGTCAACGAGACAGATCCCGACGCTGCATTGATCTGCGGAAAACAGCGTAACGGCGAGTGGGAAGGGCGAATTGCCCTTTGGTACGAGTCTCAATCTCAACAATTCGTCGGCAGCAACGGTGCGCCGGCACTCGATTTCGCGAGCTTTCCCCACCATGGCTAACAGCACCGCTCACAAGCTCCAGCCCACCGTCAAGGGCAACACCCTGCACGTCCCCACCTTCGCCTGCGGTCGCTGCCACAAGGCCAGCCAGCAGGCCGGCAGGGGATACCGGATGCTCCGAGGTGCGAGGGTTCAGGTCTGCGCTGACTGCCGGGCAATCATCGATGCACAGAGGGCGAGGGTAGTGGGATGACCAAGCGCCAAGCCGCCCAAACCCGCCGCGGAGAGGTCTGCGAGCTATTCCGCACCCTCATGGATGGCGCGCAGACGTTCGAAGACCTGTGCGATGTCGTGAACTTCTCCAAGGGCTGCGTCAAGGGCTGGCTTGCAGCCATGCATGAATCCGGCCTGGTGCGCATCTCCGACCGCCTGCCGGGAAAGTGCTACGTATACTCGCTGCAAACGTCGCCTTTCGCACTGCCGGATGTGCCATTGAGGACGCGAAAGCGGTCGCAAAAGATCAAAGTTGCGCGAAGTTTGACGGAGGAAATGTGATCTCCACCAACCTCGAAGCAGCCTGCCGTACCTGCGCCAAGCCCATCATCGGCCGGCGCAGCACGCTCCAGACGAAATGCGTCCCCTGCGTCATCGCCGAGGCCAATGCCCGCGACAAGGAAAACGCCAAGGCCCAGCGCCAGGCAGCAATCGATGCACGCAAGCAGCACGCCGCCGACAAGCGCGAGACGAAGCGGAAGCTGGAGAGCATGAAGTCACTCCGGGAGCTTCGCCGGGAGGCGCAGACCGCGTTCAACACCGCTATCCGGTATCGCGACCGTCTCGCCGGCCATCCTTGCATTAGCTGCCGCAAGCTCTTGGACTGGAACAGCACTAAGCCGGGCGGCGCTGTCGATGCCGGCCATTTCATTGGCCGCGGTGCAGACATCTCGCTGGCCTTCGATGAGCGCAACGTCAACGCTCAGTGCAAGGGCTGCAACCGTCCCAATGGCACCACCAAGGCGCAATTCACGGCCGGGATGGTCGAGCGTTGGGGCGCCGCTGTCGTCGCTGAACTGGAAGGCCCCCAGCCTGTCCTGCACCTGAAGCACGACGAACTTCGCCGAATCCGTGACACCTCGCGCGCAACAGCGCAACGACTCAAGAAGCAACTGGAGACAGCATGACCGAACCCCGCTCCATGACCCCCATCACCCTGAACGTCCTCGTTCACGCCTGCACCAGCACTCTCCCTCACCCCAACCGAGGAATGCCCGCAGTCGAAGAGACGATCCGCTCCCTCATCTGCCTGGGAGCTATCGGCATGGCTCAACAGCCGAACTGCATCCAGGCCACCCCAATGGGCCAAGCATGGCTGAAAGCACTCTGTGCCGTTCCCCCTCCGCGCAGGGCATGGGTCGGGCTCAACGGGGCTATCTACTCGGTCGAAGAGGATTCATGATCGACATCACCGCATGGCTTCATGAGCAGGAAACCATCGCGTGGTGGTGGAGTCAGATCCCTTGTTTCACTCGCCAGCCCAGAACCAAACCCCGGAAAGTCACCATGCCCGCACCCATCCCCATCGATCCCAAGCGCATCGCCTTTGAGGAATGGCTGCGCGAGCACTTCAAAGTCCGCGCCCTCGACCTCATGCGCAAGCCCGGCGCACAAGCCGACTACGCAGACCCAGGCATCCAGTTCGCCTACGCCTCATGGCTGGGCGGGATCGAATGGGCTCCGTTCATCGAGAACAGCACCAACGGAGGCAGCTTTGGCACGTAAGAAGGCAGACACCCCCAAGGAACCGGCAAAGATGGGGCGCCCGTCCGCGCTCACCCCAGCCGTCTCCGATGCCATCTGCAGCCGCCTCGCAGAAGGGGAAAGCCTGCGCAGCATCTGCCAGAGCGAAGGGATGCCGGCCTATTCCAGCGTCAAGGCTTGGGAGCGTGACAACGCAGACTTCTCGGCCCTCTCCATGCGCGCGCGTGAGATCGGCTGCCATGCGCTGGCTGAGGATTGCCTGGAAATCGCTGACGACGCTCGCAACGACTGGATGGAGCGCCCCGGCAAGGAGGATGCTGGCTGGGTTGCTAACGGGGAGCACATCCAGCGAAGCCGGCTGCGGATCGAAACGCGCATGCGCCTGCTCGGGAAGTGGCTCCCAAAGGTCTACGGGGAGAAGCTGGCCCTCGGCGGCGCTGACGATCTGCCTCCTATTCGCACGATGACAGATGAGCAACTGGAGGCGCGGCTGAAGGCATTGCGCGACAAGACCGATGGCGACCAGAGCTGAACTCGAGGAGTTCGCCGTCTTACTTGAGGAGAAGGCTAGGCGTCAAGCCGACACCCGCTACAAGACTCAGTTCGCCACGCTCTACGACTGGCAGACCGACTTCATCGCCCAGACAGCCAGCTTCTCGCAGTGCTGCCTGATCGCTGCCAACCGCATCGGCAAGACCTACCTCGGCACCTACATTGATGCGGTGCACGCCCTCGGCGAGTATCCGGATGACTGGCCAGGACATCGCTTCGATCATGCTCCATTGATCTGGTGCTTGGGCTACTCAGGTGAGAAGACCCGCGATCTGCTCCAGAAGGCGCTAGTCGGACGCAAGATCGGCGACAAGTTCGAAGGTGGACTGATCCCTGCATCGCGGGTGATCGGCTACGAATCGATGTCGGGCACTCCCAACGCTGTCCGGACGGTGCTCATCAAGCACATCACGGGCGAGACATCGACAATCCAGTTCTGGAGCTACAGCCAGGGGCAGCATGCTCTCATGGGTGACGGCGTGGACTGGTTCCACATCGACGAGGAGCCCGAAGACCCGGAAATATTCCCCCAAGTGCTCACCCGCACAGCCACAGGTGATCGCGGTCGCGGTGGACGTGGCATTCTGACGTTCACCCCGGAGAACGGGCGCACCGAACTTGTGATCCAGTTCATGGATTCACCGGGCCGCGCCCAGTTCTGCATGCAAAAAGGCTGGGACGACGCGCCTCACTTGGGCGAGAAGGTCAAGGAAGACCTGCTCACCAGCTACCCGAAGCACCAGCGCGAGATGCGCACCAAGGGCGTTCCGATGCTCGGTCATGGGCGCATCTATGACCTTGCCGAGGAAGACATCACCTGCGCGCCGTTCCCAATCCCGCCTCACTTCCGGGTCATCGGCGGCATGGACTTTGGATGGGATCACCCGCAGGCCCAGGCTCAACTTGTGTTCAACCCCGAAACCGATGACTTCTACGTCACTCGGGTATGGAAGAAGCGCCAGGTCAGTCCAGACGCCGCTTGGGGATCATGCAAGACCTGGGCGGCAGACATCCCCATCGCGTGGCCCGCTGACGGCCTGCAGACCGAGAAGGGCAGCGCCAAGCAGCAGAAGGTCTACTACACCGACGCTGGGTTCAAGCTGCTCGCCAAGCATGCGACATGGCCGGACGGATCAAACGGCGTCGAGGCAGGGCTATTCGAGATCCGCGATCTGATGATGAAGGGCAAGTTCAAAGTATTCGCCGGCCTGCGTGACTTCTTCGACGAATTCCTGCAATACCACCGGGATAGTAACGGACACCTCGTGAAGAGCCGAGATGACGTTCTCGACGCTGTGCGCTACGCCTACATGATGCGGCGCATGTCAGTCTCATTTGGAGACAAACGCCGCAAGCCCCTTGAAGAGCCGCTCCCGCCAATCTCCAACGATGGCGGCTGGCAGGCGAACTGATTTGCCCCGGAACTATTGCGCTGGTAGACTCCGCATGTTAGTGGACACTCACCAGCGAGGCCGCAGTGAACTTGAAGACGACCGACAAGTGCAAGGGCTACACGCAGCAGACGGTCACGACCGTTGCGAGCCTGACGTTGCCCTCCGATAAGTCGGGGACGGCCCCGAACTTCGTCATGATCGTGGCGGAAGCTCAGGCGGTGCGCTGGCGCGATGATGGCGTTGACCCGACGACGACGGTCGGAATGCCGCTGGCAGTGGGCGCCACGCTGCTCTATGACGGCGACCTGAACAAGATCCGCTTCATTGCCCAGGTGGCTGGCGGGATCATCAACTCGTCGTTCTACAACTGAGCATGGACGCGCAAGGCGTTGCGGGCGCACGGGGAGTAGCGCGGCGCCTTTCGGGCGTGCGAGTGGATAGCCCGGATGCAACCAGCAGCGGCCCGCCTCCAGGCGTTGCCGTCACGATCACGACGCAGCTTGACGCAGCCCGGATCATCCAGCGCACAAGCACTACGGGTGGCGGT